ATAAAAAAAGCCAAGAACGAACGCGGCCACCCTCCCGACGGCCGCCGCTTGGTGCTCTGCAACGACCACGTGAACGACCTCCTGGAAACTTCAGAAACCTTTGAGAAGCAGTACAACATCAACCGCACCGACGGCACGCTCGGCCGCCTCTACGGCTTCGACATCTACGAGTTTGTTAACACCCCGATCTACGCCAAGAACGGCGAGAAGAAGGATGTTGGCGCAACTGCCGGCACGGGCGAATTTCAGTGCTCCTTCGCCTTCTATACCCAGCGCGTCTTCAAGTGCACGGGCGAGACGAAGATGTACTACTCCGAGGCCAAGAACGACCCCCAGCATCAACAGAACCTCATCAACTATCGCCACTACTTCATTGCGCTGCCAAAGAAGTTGGACAGCACAGCGGTGATGATGAGTGACCACAAGGCTTAAACCATGAAGCTGAAGTACTTAGTAATCCACTGCACCGCCACCCCCGAAGGTCGGGAGGTAAGTGCCGCCGACATCCGTCGGTGGCACACCTCACCGCCTCCTTCGGGCCGCGGTTGGAAGCAGGTCGGCTACACCGATATGTTTCATTTGGACGGCCGCTGCGAGCGGCTGGTGGGTAACAACGAAGATGCTAACGTCGACCCTTGGGAACGGACCAACGGTGCAGCGGGCTTTAACAGCGTATCGCGCCACATCGTCTATGTCGGCGGATGCGCGGCCGATGGCAAAACGCCCAAGGACACCCGCACTCCCTTGCAGCGCAACGAGATGGCGCGCTATGTGCGCGAGTTCCACGCCCGCCACCCCGAGGTCAAGGTCATCGGCCACCACGATTTGAACCCCGGTAAATCCTGTCCCTCATTCGATGTGGCGCGGTGGCTGAAAGACATCGGCGTAAACTAATCTCCTACGAATTAACTATTACAACGACCTACCATGTTAGACCATCTGATTGCCATACTGCAAACTCTCCTGCCCACCGGTGGGTTGGGCGCTCTCATGGTATGGCTGACTTCCAAGAACCTGCGGAAATTGCGTGAGCTTAAAGAAGAGCATGAGACTTACAAATCCATGTATGAGGACGTAATGCCGCAACTTATAAAAGTACACCATGATTACACTCAAATCCTTTCTATCCTACGCCTTGCTCCCACTTGTAGGTACTATGCTCATTGCCCTTTGCGCGACGAGTTGCAGCGGCTCGAAAAGAACGGTCGAACACGAGCAGCACAGCCGGGCGGAAGTGGCAGCGCACGCGGACAGCCTGCAAGCCGTCGCGATTGCGCGGCAGACGATTATACGCACGACAGCGTCAGTGCGCGCGGACAGTCTATCGATGGCGATACCGATGTGGAACCTCCGTAACCTCCCTGCCGGTGCCGGTTGGTCGAAGCGCAAAGGGCGCGCGAACCTGCGCCTGCGCGTGGTGCACGACACGCTGTTGGTCGACGCTTCCTGCGACAGCCTGCAACGACTGGTGGAGCTGTACGAAAGCCGCACCGCGGCCTACCAACGCCAAGCCGCCCGTAACGCCCTGCTGGCATCGCAGGAGAAAGAGCGCCGAAAGACAGAAGTGCGCGAGACCCACGGCCTTTGGCTGCGTGCATCCATCGGGCTGCTGCTCATCATCGCCACGGCGGTATTCGCCTACCGCCGCGGCCGCTAAACAAACATCATTCTAACACCATTCAAACACTATTACAATGGCATACAAATTAGGCACAGACCTCATCCTTTCGCTCAATGGCAAGCCTCTGGGCTATTCCACGACTTGTAAGATTGCGAACTCTGCCGAGACGGCCGACCGCGCCACCAAGGAGCGTGGCGATGGGAAGTTCAAAGAGAAGTACGTCAAATCGGTGTCCGAGCAAATCACGACCGAGGGCTTCGAGTGCGACGACAGCCGCACGGGCTATGATACATTGAAGGGCTTGATGATTAACGGTACTGCCGTAGAGTTGACCTACTCCTTCTTGGGTGATACTAAGGGCTACACCGGCACGTTTATCATCACGTCATTAGACTTGGACGCGCCCGCCGGCGACGATGCCAAGTACTCGCTCACTTTCGAGAACACCGGCGCTGTCAAGTCGGCCACGATGACTAAAAATACGCGCACAGAGGCCACCACGAGCAACCCCACGGACATTGCCTCGCCCACGGCTTCTGCCTCGCCCAAAGCCTCCGGACACTAACCCTTAACCCTCCTTAATCATGAACAAAAAGACCACTCAAATTACCCTTGCCGGCCAAACCTACCCCTACCGCATCACGATGGGCGCTTTCGTTCGCTTTAAGAACGCCACCGGGCGCGATGTGAGCACGCTGGCCAAGGATGATGTAACGGACAATCTCCGCTTCGTTCACTGCTGCATCCTTTCCGCCTGTAAGGCCGACGGGGTAGAGTTCCCCTATGACTTCGAGGACTTCGCCGACCTCCTCTCTCCCGAAGACATGGGTGCGCTCTTCGCCGGCATGGCGGGCGCGGAGGGTGACGCCGCCGAAAAAAAAACGAAGGCGAAAGCATAGACATCGACCAACTGCTCGCGCTCGCCATTGGCACAATGGGGATGGCTCGTAAGGACTTCGAGGGGTGCACCCCCGGCGAGTTCTACGCCATCCACCACCAATGGTCCGAGCGCGAGCAGTGGCGTGATAGGGGGGAGTGGGAGCGCGCGCGCATCCTCGCCCTCTGCATCCTCCAACCACACAGCAGCAAGGCCCTCGACCCCGAAGAGGTGCTACCTCTGCCCTGGGACAAAGCCAAACTCCCCACTCCCGAACCTACCCGCGAAGAGCGTGCAGAGCGCTACCGCGCTGCGTTACAACGCTACGGCATGAGCCAAGAAGACACCCCCTAATTCCCCGAAATGATGGATAAGACGGTAAAATTCAAAGTTGAGATTGAGAGCCAAGGCCAGAAGGTTCTTCACAACATCTCGATGGAGGCTGACGGGCTGCGCAAGCTCATCGGCCAAATCCCCGATGAAGCCGAGAAAGCGGGGAAGAGCCTCTCCGGCATGGCGAACTTCGCCCTGGCGCTCAACTCTTCAATAGAAATCGTCGAGCGCTTGGGTAGTGTCATCGGTGGATTAGCAGACGACTTTAACACATTCGATAAGAGTATGCGGGCCGTCAACACGATGGCCGGCGAGAATGCCGAGGGGCTGGCAGCACTCACCGGGCAGGTGGAAGAACTGGCCAATACCATTCCACTGGCCAAGGACCAGTTAGCGGGCGGCCTCTATCAGACCATCTCCAACGGTGTGCCCAAAGACAACTGGATTGCCTTCCTCGAGAAGTCCTCCAAAGCAGCCGTGGGCGGTATGGCCGACCTTGGGCAGACCGTGACCGTAACCTCTACGCTTATCAAAAACTATGGGCTGGAATGGAGCGCGGCGGGCGAAATCCAGGACAAAATTCAGATGACGGCTAAGAACGGTGTGACGTCGTTCGAGCAGATGGCGCAGGCGCTTCCGCGCGTGGCCGGTAATGCCGCTACGCTGGGCGTGACCGTCGATGAGTTGATGGGCACGTTCGCGACACTGACTGGCGTATCGGGTAACACGGCCGAAGTGAGTACGCAGCTCGCTGCTGTCTTCACGGCGTTGGTAAAACCAACTTCCGAAGCTACGGAGATGGCCGAAGCCATGGGCGTGCAGTTCGATGCTGCGGCCATCAAGGCAGCGGGCGGTATGCAAAACTTCCTCACCAATTTGGACAGCACGGTGCAGAGCTATGCGGCCGCCAACGGCATGCTGGCCCAAGAAATCTATGGTAAACTCTTCGGGTCGGCCGAAGCCCTGCGTGCTCTAATCCCTCTTAATGGAGAGCTGGCCGACACGTTCAGCGAGAACGTGTCCGCTATGGCGGGTGCTGCCGGCACTATTGACGGGGCGTTTGAGCAAATGAAGGGGTCGGGCGATAGCGTGACGCAGCTGCTCAAAAACCAACTCTCCACGATGATGAGTTGGGCCGGTCAGATGGCGGCCGCCGCGCAACCTTACCTGACCTTCATCGCCATTGGCGGGCAGGCTGTGGCAGGCTTGGCCACACTTGGACAGATGTTGAGCACCGCCACCGTGGCCGTCAAGGCTTTCACCATCGCCAAATGGGCGGACATCAAGGCGTGGGTAGCCTCTACGGCCGCCGCAGTGAGGAACACCGCCGCCATCGTGCTTTCGAGCGGGGCAAACATTCGGCTGACGGCTGCGATTATCGCTACCGCCGTGGCGCAAAAGGCGGTGGCCATCGCTTCTAACATTTGGACGGTGGCGCAATGGGCGCTGAACGCAGCGCTGACGGCCAACCCCGTCGGGGTGGTCATCATGGCGATAGCCGCATTGGTGGCCGCTGTCGTCCTCGCTTACAAGAACAGCGAGACGTTCCGCAACATCTGCGACCAGGTTTGGAAGGTGGTCAAAGGCTTGGCCGGTGTACTACTGGAGGGACTGGTGCAAGCCTTAAAGGTAGTCGTTGAAAAGCTGAAACTGGCTTGGGACTGGCTCTCAAAGCTGCTGGGGCTGGATGGCGGAGAGGTCAAAATCAAGGCCGAAACGCCCGAGAAGAGCGGGCAGGGAGCGAAGCCATCGACGAAACCCACCGGAAAGTCCGGACAGCCCCCCAAGCGCGACTGGCGCACGCTCAACTACACCCAGTTAGGTGAAGCGATTGAAAAGCAGGAGCGAAAGATGAAGTCCCTCATCGGCGTGAACGATGCGGCCGCACGCTCCGAGAAGCGCCTTCTCGACCAAATGAAGAAGCGCTACACGCAAATGGGCAAGCAGTACGGTCTTGAAAGCGGCTCGGGTAAGAACGGCAGCAAGAAGCCCGCCGTGGGTCTCATCGGCAAGACCGAGGAAGCACTGGCCAAGGCTAAACAGGCCGTGACCGATGCCAAGAGTGAAAGCGGCATTGCGGCGGCCGCTGCCAAGGTGGCCAAACTTGAAGCCCGTTTGGAGCGGTTGAAGAAGTTGGGCGAGCAGCCGACACCCATCAACGTGAAGGCTGCCACGCTGGACGAGATAGAGAAGAACATCACCGCCTTGCAGGCGAAATTGAAGACGGCAACCTATGAGCAGGCCGCCTGCATCAATCAAGACATTGCGTTCTGGCAGAAGGAGGCGGAGGCCATCAAGCAGAACGGCACGACCACGGCCAAGGTACTTAATGAAAAGGCCGAGACGCTGCGCGACATCGGGGGCAACATCGACCTGCTGCGCGAGAAGTTGCAAACGGCCGGGCTTGAAGAAGCCGCGCAAATCAACAAGGCCATCGCGCTTTGGGAGAAGAAGAGCAACACTATTCAGAATGCCGGCAAAGACTTGACCGTGAACCAATCGGCCAAGACGCTGCGCGACATCTCGGCTAATGTCGATGTGCTCACCGAGAAGTTGCAGGATGCTTCCGTAGAGCAGGCTGCGCAAATTAACAAGGAAATCGACCTTTGGAAGCAGAAGGGCGATGCCATCCGAAATGCCGGCAAGGCGGGCGAGAGTACCGCCAAGCAGCTGCTTACCGGCTGGGGCAGTGTCAAGAGCATTGCCGGCAGCATCGACAGCATTACAGAGGCGGTCGAGGGCAACGGCAGTGCCTGGAAGAAACTCACAGCCGTGGTCGACGGGGTCATCGGCATCTTACAAACTGCCCAGGCTATGACCGC